ATGAATAACTCAGAGAGATTTGATGGATTTTTAATTTGTTCTGGCAATTCTAAAAAACAAATTAATCAATTTAAGCGGTTTTTTGCTAGAGATAATTTACCTCTTGTAAAAAGAACTGACAGGCATTTACAATTGCATAAACTTCGTAAAGATGGTACCCTCTATGCTCTAGATGTTACCTACCAAAAAGAATCAGTTGGTCATTTTGGAGTTAAAATGATCGTTCCACAACCAATATCTAAAGAAGCATTTTGTGAAATAAATAAACAAGCCGAAGAGATGTTTAGGGAAGAAAGTCGCTATGGAATTAAGGATTTCACGGGACTAGATAGAGTAAATAATTCTTTATTTGGTGGTTTTGGATCTTATGAACTTTATCCAACAGTAACGTCTAAAGCAGCTGCATTATGGTACAAAATTGCTTCTAGCCAATTTTTTTATAATGGTAATAAACGTACAGCAATGCTTTCTGCCATTTATTTTTTAGCTGGTAATTTTTATTCTTTTGATGTAGTTAATGCTAATTTACTTTACGACATCTCTTTACAAATTGCCAGGAATGAATTGAGCATTAAAAAAGTTGAAAACTTTATCAATGAACACGTATCTCTCAGCTACACTAATATGTCAGATGCGTTAAAAAATGGAAAATTTAATTATTCACAGTCACTTATCTATCAAAACACTCAATAAATGTAGTATAGTGTTTACCAAGGGAGGAATTTTTATGATGAAACGTATTGCAAACATGCCTGCTTTTAATTTAAATACTGCAGTAACACAAGAACAAATGGCTAATGCTGATGTGACTGCTGCTGTTCGCAACTCTTTCAATAATACTGACACTATTAAGAAAAATGTATCTGATATTCTAAGCGTTAAAGAAATCCAGAACACTGTGGAAATGCTTTCTAAAGTTTAGAAAAGCCTTATCGTGTAAAAATAACCAATGGATTTTCAAATTAAATACAATACTAACAAATCCTCACACCAGCAATTGCCAGTGTGAGGATTTCGTCTATTTGATAATCAATTTTGTGCCCGGATAAATCGTTGAATAGATTGTTTTACCATTTGCACTGCTAAGGTATACATGCCTAGACCATTGCGTTGAGCGATTGACCACCAGCTGTCACCAGACTTGACCGTGTAGTACGTGTGAGAATAACCAGCTTTAGAATACCACCTGCCAATTGCCAGTAATGTAGTTTCACAGTAGTGAGTATTAAAGTTGCACGATTTTTCATATATTACTATGATAACAGTGGAACCTAGTAATAATCTGGTTTCCTCTTTCGCTAAGATACTTTTTCTTATGTATTAGCCGTCTGCCCTCACAGCAGGCGGCTTTTTACGTAAAAAATCCCCCACGCCGAAACGCAGGGGATTAGCAAATTCAATATTTAATTATACTACTTTTCGCCTGCTTGTGAGGCGGATTCTGACGCCATTTCAGTGTCAGATGATGCAGAACTATTCACTTCAGCTACTGTGGACGCCGGCCCTTGCACTTCATCAGCAACCTTATTAGCCGTCGCTTCAACTTGGCTTTCCTCGTCACTTTTAACTGTTGGTACTGTCACTGTTTGAACGTCAGTAATAACGCCCAGCATACCAAGGATCGTTAATACAGTGTTGATAACAGCGACAATGGCTGACCAGTCACCAGTAAACTTAATGCCAAACATGGCAAAGATTTGTTGAATCAAAACGATCAGTAACGAAATAATCCCAGCAATCAACTTACCATTTAAACTTCCGTCGGCATTCTTAAAACTAATTTTTTTCATTTCCTTTGGCTTCCTTTTCATATAGATGTTTAAATTCAATGTCATGACCATCTAACCGGCCTTCTACCTTAATGACCCGATTTTCAATCGCGTTCATTGCGTCAGCGTTTTGCTGTCGTACTTTTAAGCTTTCATTGGTAAATCGGCTAAGCCGCTTTCCTAAATCGTTAAGTGGGATGCGGACCGTTTTATTTAAAATCCAGTTAGCTAACACACAAACACTAGTGACAATGGCAACAATGGATCCCCATTCATCCCAACCTAATCCTAATAGTGTATGCAATTACCGCACCACCAATCGCTGGCCAGGATAGATAGTGGTGTAAATCGTCTTGCCGTTCTGACTAGCTAATGTAGTCATACTCAGGCCGTTGCGTTGTGCGATTGTCCACCAGCTGTCGCCAGACTTGACTGTGTAGTACGTATGAGTTGCACCACTCTTTACATATTCCAGCGTATTACTTGCCGGACCGGTTGCTAAATAGCCATAACCATTAAAACGCGGTTGTCGTACCCAGCGATAGCCACCTTGAATGATAGCTTGGTCAGTCTTGACCGTGGTTCCAGCTGGTAGAATAGTGATAACGCTTGATGACGTTGACGCACCAGTATGCAACTTAACCGCGGTCTTGAGCGTGTAAGTCTTCTTCTCTTTGACCCACTTAGCTGAGTTAGATGGCTTGGAAGTATTTTTGTTGGCCTCCTGGTTGTTGTCATTAACTGCATCTTTATCTGTTGGCTTAACTGTTGATTTCTGATCAGCGGTGTAGTAGTTACTATTTAATTGGCTAACATCGAAGCCACCATAGCTAATACGGAACTTAGCCGTTGATGACCACTGCCATGCGTGGTTAGTTGAGTACCAGTTTTTACCACTGACAACATACGGGTAAGAGGCAATCCAGCCAGTTTTACCTTTGACGGTCATCTTATTGTTGGCCCATGATCCAGACGTGTAAATGTCGGCCCGGTATCCAAATTTTTCGATTTCTTGCATGAACGCTTTGTTATTGGCGTCGTTAGTTGCTTTGGACTGGTTATTTTGTTCCTCAGCTTCGACGTCAGTCGCTAGTACTGCGTCAACTGGTAGTCCTGCCGCTTTAGCCGTTTGACCGGCAAAGTCAGCTTCGGCGATTGCTTGTGCCTTAGTGGCGTAGCGCGCAAAGTGGTAACCATTGATATACAAACCAGCGGCCTGAACATTGGCAATGTTGCTGGCAGCATACGGGTCCTTATACGTACCGCCTTCACTAATCTTGACCGTGACAGCTTTGACACCAAATTCGTTACGCATTGACGTGTATTCTGACGTACTCATGTAGCCGTTATTATTTGACACATCGACCATGTCCATGCGGGCAGCGTTAGCATTTAGCCCTAAAAAAAGAGCCGCCATAGTAGCCGCTCCCGTTAATGCTAGTTTATTTTTGAGTTTCACTTGTGGCACCTCCTTCCGTATTAGATGTATCAACTGCTTGTGTTGTATCAGATGATTTAGTCGTATTGATGCTGTTCAACACGGCTTGAGTAATCGCCGCAGTCTTAGCTGCGTCCTTAGTCGCCTTAGCGGTCGTTACAGCCGACGTGCCTACGCTAAGACCGTCAGTTAACCCTGAGGTAGCCGCACCAACAATCAAACCGGCAACTGCGCCATTTAAGTAATTTGTATCCTTAGTTACCACCACCGCGGCCAGCCCAGCTAGAATGCCGATACCCATCGAGATAAACGGTAAGTAGGTATTTTTAACCTTGCCGCTCTTCTTAATGGCTTGCACAATCACGCCAATAAAAAAGCTGATAAGTGCTAACTCACCAGCCGTTGCTAAGTTTAAACTTGTAATAATATCCATAATAGATTTAGCTCTCCTTTATTGATAATCAATCCCACCATATTTAGCATGATAGGCGTCATTCTCTGCTTTCAACAATCGGTTTTTGGCTCTTAATTGTTGATTTTCTTCCTCTTTTAGCCCAATCTGTTCATTTAGCTTGCGCACGGTTGCCTCATGTAATTTCTGAAATTCTTGGTACTCTTGCTTAACCTGTTTAATTTCAAGATTAGCTTCCTGGTTCTCCTTACGCACCGTATCAATAATGTACTTTTGCATCGAATTATCATTACGCTTACTTTTGATCCATAAGCCGCCAGTCACCCCAATAACGGTGCCGGCTGCGGCTAGCAACTGACCCAGACCGGTCAAATTATGTGTTAACCAGTCAATCATCGTGCCAGCCTCCCTTCATTGCTGTTCCAAACAATAACGCAATCGCTAATCCTGCAAATACCCATGTTAAATTGAAGCGAAAATCAAATAACCCCCGAACAATGAACGCATAGGCCAATGAGCCATATAAAGGTGCAACCATGATTAAACCAACGTTACGAAACAATCGCTTATCAAGAAACACACCAATTAGCAACACCAATCCAGCCAATACAAACAGACTGGCAAACCACCAGTCATCTGAAAAGCCAAAACTAGTTTTTTCCCATATTGCGGGTGGCGGTGGAACCGTCACCCGAGGATCGTCCAAATAATTTAAATGGGTGAAGATGTACAGCCCACCAATTAGGGTGAACAAGCCGTAACTAAAATAAGACCAATACGCTAAAATGCGCTGGCCCAATCGCTTTAATTTATTGACCACATTCCATCATCTCCTCAAAAAACACTAGCCAATTGACTAGTGCACCTAAATTGTTTAACCGGCATTAAAGTCGGCTAAAATAATCCCTTCTTTATCTAAATTGATCTCTGTGGCATGCCAATGTTGTTCAAATTTTGAGCCATAGTAATCCTGAACTTTTGGATCATTTGTTAATTTATCTCGTGATATCTGCTCAGCCTCTTGGCGAGTCCTAGCAACCACTACCGCAGCTTGATATAGATCATAATCAACATCACTGGTTTTCATTAACCAAATCTTCATATGACACCCCACTTTTTAAAATACTATCAGTTTTCAAACGTAACATTTTACATTCTTCACAGACCTGTTTAATATTAAATGCTTGTCCAAAAATGACAAATTCTCCCAATTCTAAATTGTATGACCGTAATGTTAACTCTTTATTAGGATTGTAAGTAATATTATTTACTCTAATGCCCGCATTATAATTCGAAACTATATTTCGATTGTAAATAAGATTGTGTGGCTGCTTCGAAAACTTAACAAGATGTTCATCAATATGTTCCAATCTATTTCTCAAACGTTTGTTTTTCAACTGCCAGTCATCAGATACATTCAATATTTGCCTAAATAAATTTCTATCATCCTGATTTTTATTAGAGCTTTCCCAAAGAATTTTTGATATATCTCCAGCATAAGTAACTATATTTTGCAAATCATACCAAATCAAGTTTGAATCATCTTGATTTAAAGCCTCGTTAAAATCCAACGCGGCTATTTTTACAAAATTAGTTAGCAAATTCAGTTCATCCACGTAATATTTGAATACCTCATTATTCATAGTTAACCACCTCTTATTTGAATGGTAACACAGGATTACCATTTCCCACCCAACTAATCAAATTTTGGCTATCACGTTTCCTAATCGTTGTAACTAGGCTGCTGTCCACGGTGTCCATTTCTTCGGTGAGCCGGCCCACAATCGCCGGTAACAAGTATTGTTACTGCCATATACTTGCTGGAATACAACGTCATTAAGGTAGGTTAGTTCCATATAGCCATAAATAGGCAATTTGAGCCAATCATCCGGACCGTTGACCCAAGCCGTTATGCCACCCTTTAGCGGATAATATCCTGACGGGCCAATGTAGTTATTTAAATCTACTGCACTTGTTGTATTATCGACGATAGACATAATCGAATTTGAAGCCGATGAAAAAGTCGTATTCACTAAACCGTCACCATTAAAGGTATTACCAGACCAGCCTGTCGGCGCACTAGTCAGAATAAATGCTTGTGGATACTTAGCTACGCTAGACTGCCGCACGGTATTGTTTTTAATCGAAGCGTCTTTTGAGTTTACAGTAATGCTGGTATTACTGTAGGAGCCAACCAAGTGAGACGTTCGATGATACCAAACTGCATTGCCTTCAACGCCAACCGTGCCTTTAACCGCCTTAATATACATCGCTTCACGCACCTGGGATAACAGGTTATTACTGACATTAATCACCGGTTGCTGACTATCAGCAAAACTAATAACTAACGGCACGTACGCCACATTATTAAGACTATTATTTTTAACTGTCAGCGTAGCAGCTAAGTCAGTGATTGCTGTTTCCGGCCGATCCAGGAACCGATTAACTGTATCAGCAACATTATTGATGACGATGGCCCGCTGATAATTAACCAGTTTGATTGCTGTAGCTCCGCCAGAGTCCGCTGACCAGTCAAAGGAAGCATTTAGGTTATCAATAAAGGTGTTGCTATCCAGCAGAACATCTTTACTACCACTGTCTTTATTACCTAGTAGCTCGACAATAGCTTTAGTCTGTTCAGCAGCATCAAAACCGATAAAAGTATTATCAACAATCTCTACGCCTTCTTGGGTACTCTCTAAGGTCCCAGTAACCGTGCCGTTGTAGTTTGGCAATGGCATATCGGTACTGTATAGCCCGATTGCTGAGTTGGCCGTATGGGTTGTATTCTTGAATGTGTTATCTTTAATCGTCAGATCGCTTACACTCACAAAATGAACCCATGCTTCGCTCAGCACCGCCCCTCCAGCCTTGGGAGCATCCAATACCGTATTGCCGATAAAGCTAAGGTGCTTAGGACAACCGCTGTCGTAAGCAGCATGTTCCCCAAATGGATTTGGCGCAGGATATTTGACCGTCCCATCAGCCGCATAGATTGGAACAAACCGGTTATTGGTTACCTTAACATTGATTGTTGGCAAACCATCTAGGTTGGCGTCTTGCACATCATCATGATAGGTCAAAGCGTTTAGTTGCGAGTAATCGACTTGCACGGCTTCCACATATTCCCGGCTATTCCGAACTAACATACCTTCAAAATCGCAATCATGGACATAAATATCGTCACAGCCGCCTAAGTCCAGAGTATGACTATTTGAAGTGGTCATGTGAAAGGTAACTCGGTCAAACTCGATATGTTGTGCGTGATGTAAAGCGCCATTGAACGCATTACCATCAGCGTGCGCATTGGTTACACTCGTTGCATCATAGTTACCTGCAAACGTGCCTCCACGCACAATGACATTGCTGACCCCACCACCATATCCAGTCGTTGTCGTGTCGAACCGGAAATATTGACCTGGAGCGTATAGTACCGCATTGTGATCCATTTCAAAAACGATGTTTGATTTAAAAACCAAGTCATGGGTTAATAAATACTTGCCGGCTGGAACGAACACAGTTCCTTTAATGGCACTAGCTGCTTCAATGGCAGCATTAATAGCAACTGAATCGTCGCTGGTACCGTCACCGATTGCACCGTACCATTTGACATTGATTTGTCGTTCAGTTAATTCGGTCACTACCTTATCAACCAATGTCGTGCCACTGGCTTTGAAGTTAGTCAGCGTGCCTAGGCTACCAGCTAATGTCGTACTCAAGTCAGCTGGGGTTACCACCTTACCATCCGCAAACTTCTGCAAAGCATCAGCCAGCTGACTATTAAGAGCAGTCACTGTCTTTTGAATATCCGCGTAGTCGCCCGTCCAATCAGCCAAAGTTGTGGTTAGCTTAGTCTCCCAACTGGCTAACTTAGCTTTTAAATCGGCATCAGCATTTTCGAAAACATCTTCAAGTTTGCCATACAAATCTTCAAACGGCGTGATGTAGTCGGCTGGAATTAATCCCTGAATCACCGTATCCGCTAAAACTTCTAAATTAAACTCGAGGGTAGCGAGATTATCGCCATCTTTCATAATTCGGAAGAATGCCTGCACATAACTACCTGCTACTGCGAATGCTTGCGCTGGCATATCAAAGCGAAATTGGCCGTTAACTGGATCAATCATCACCCCATGTTTAGCATCAATAACACGGTGTGTATTATCTGGCAATCGACCCTGAAACCATACGTTACAACCGGTTAAGTCGTACGGCGTGCCATCCTCATTTTTAACATTAACGAAGACTTGCCGCATTGAACGCTCATACTGTCGAGCTTGAACCCAGTTATAATTAGAACCGCTGAAGTTAATTTTAAAATCTTGAATATCCTTAACCAGTGTCCGCTTGTCAGCCCCAATAGTATACGTTAACGTCTGCATTAATTAATCACTCCTTTTTCTTTTAAAATTCGTTCAACTACCAATTCAATCGATTCCTCATCACTGCCCAAAATAATACGATCAATACGTTTAGTCAGTGTGGCGTTTAGTCCATCCAACTGTTCACTAAGTGTGGCTGCCTGTACAGTGAGCTTTTTACTGACCTCCGTATTAACTGTGCCTGGTAGCTCATTTACTTTTTTGCTTAATGTCGCTTGATTATCAGCGATGTCATTAAGAACATCTCGAATTTTTTCAAAGTTAGATACCAGCATTTCCCGTAGTTTAGCATCATACACGCCAGACAATTCATTGGTAAATAATTCAATACTCATTCAGCCGCCTCCTTTTTTTGCCAGATGACTTTCCCATCATTATCAATGCTAGGTACCCATGCATTACCATCGGGTGAGGTCAACTGCCCAATTAAACTTAGTCGTTGGTCCAAGTCATCACTAGTAACTAACTCTGGTTTATTGGCAATCTTCTCCCAGCTAATCGGAAACTGCATTGAAAGAATATTAATAGCCTGTTGCACCGTCATTTTATCCATTCACGGCACCACCCAACGCATTAAGTCTGTCAAGTGTATTCGCATCAGTAATCAAATCATTGCCGTCTACAGCATCAAGTCCGGCCTTTAGTTGTGCGATCTGTTTACCAGAATCACTATGAGCAGTCTGCAATCCCGCGGTGATTTGTGTAAAGCTTTTGGTCATATTGCCAAAGGTCACGCTAGTCGTCGCTGGAGTAACCAAATCAATCACAGTTTCACTGATTCGAGTTTCAACATCCACACCATTGCGATCCCGAATATAGCCGTAATTCCCAACCTCACTGTTATTAATCATTCCAGGTACCGAGTTAGTCTTGAAATCATTCAATGTCGCAGTTCGCTGAATCAACGGCACATCTTGTAATTTTGATTTCAAATATGCCAATAGGGAATCACTATTCGTGAACCGCTCATCAGAAATTGGCTCTGCATCAATTACACCCCACGTTGTTGCATTAGGGCTCGTGTACTCAGCAGTAGCCAATGGCTTTTCCTTATCATCTAGCTTACCTGTCCCTTTAATATGCGTAGCAATCGTCGTGTAATCACTCTCATCTGTCAACGAGCTAAGATTCAATCCATCTAACCAAACGAAAGCATCACGCTTACCGACTTGTTTATAAATATCAATGTGCTTGCCCGTACTAGTCCATTCGAAATTGAAGTCTGACATCAAAGTGTTTAAGAATAAATCAAACGCTAAGCCAGTACCGAAATCTTCAGAAAAATCATAATGGTTGAAATCATCATGAATCGTATACGTAAAACCAGTGCCTTTAGTAATTAGCTGCATGCAGCTATCAAGCGACTGGGATCCCTTTATACTCTTCTCAACGTAATGGTCGTTTAAATCGTGCACAGCGCCTAGAAACGTTGCTTTAACATTGCGACTGCCACCGATGTTAGACCCATTCATGGTCTGAATACGATAAGCTTCGCCACTATCAGAATCCAGCAAGAGGGTGCGTGGTTGCAACATACCCACAGCAGACGCATTCGTACCCATGTTAATGAACGTCAGTTCCAACTGCGCCACTTGATTCACGGTTTCAGTCAGTTGTGCTGAGATTGGGATAACAGGTAGTTCGTTACCTGTTACATCACGTAAATAAAACACTTTCACACCTCCTAAACGTAATAGCGTGTATCAAACTCCAAATCATAATTCGTTGCACCCGCAACCAGTAATTCATTAATCCCTTTGACGTAATCTAAATAGGCATGATTCCCCTTGCTGTAGACATTTACGCCATCCACAACTGGAACCATGCCATATAAAATTAGAGTTTGGGATTTCTTCAACGCTTGATTTAACTGAAACACTTGTCCCGTAGTTTTGTTAGTAATCGATAATTGACTAGCCACATCTCCATGGAAGGTTAATGTGGCCGTCTTGCCATCAGCCAGCAGCGGAATTGAGCCACCAACAAACACCTTGACGTCACTCTGATTGGTGAAACGATACGGTGGCAAACATGCAAACGGAATATCAAATCCTAATGGAATGTTATTCTTCATGTTGGTAGTGGTGTTAATCGTCTCGCCAAATCCACCAGTAACAACTAGGTTAACTGTGATATCCTCCGTCATAATAGGTGACGCTTCATAAGGGTCTACATTAAACCCATCATCCGCATGGACTGGCCAACGAATCGATGGAATGACGCTACTAACAACATAGAAATCTTCGTAACCACGAAATAAATCAAACAGCTTCAACCGCATTAGTTCTTGGTCAACTGAATCAATTGTTTTAACATCAAACACTAGTGGTATCTTGCGTTCACTCGTGTGCGTTTCAGATGAGGCTACATTGTACTTACCAACTGGCGTGTAAGTTCGAGTGAACGTCGGTGCAGGTGGTGAAAACTTTTCTACTTGAATACCCAAATCAGATAGCCAGTAGTTGCTGCCATCCTGTTGAATCACTTGAATATCTAACTCCATCTATTTACCTCCTCTCGCTCGATCAATGACAACATCTTGACCTAGAGCCAGCTTGATTAACGGATACTGGGCATTAAAAAGGACGCCGTTATCTAGTTTGGCAGTGATGTTAACTGTCTTGCTAGTAATTGCGTCCACTAATGACTTGACCATACCTAATACCTCACCAGTTCCGTTTTCCGTTGCACCATTGACTGTGACGGGCTCGCCGTTCTTAGGAACATCTACGGGAATGGTACTCTTTAATCCAGCAGCTTGTTCCGCACTTGTAGCGACAAAAGCCTGCTGACCAAATGACATCTTGACAGCTTGGTCCGTTAAATACTTGCTGTAATTCGACTGATCATCTGGGATATGAATTTCACGTTGGTTATGCTCAGATACCCAGGCCAACTGTTTCTCATAGGACTCACCGCCCTTGTCAAAACGACGATGACCGCTGGGCGCCCAACCACGATTCCACATCAAATCGTTGTACCAGTTTGAATCGTTAAATAACGCCAATAGTTGGTCATAACCATTAGCACGGTTTTCGTGGCCTTTAACCGCGTAATACCGGAATGTTTGTCCAATAAATTGAAGTAACCCTTGGGCAGGGTCAACACCAGTATTAACATCAACATAGCCATGTTGAAATACTGTCGGATTACCGCCGGACTCGTGATTGATGGTATTGAGAATTTTCTTAACACCATCTTCCGGCATTGATACGTGCATGGCAGCAGCAGCTCGTTTGATGTACGGAATCCACCGCGTTACGCCAGCACCACCAGGATTACCAGCACCCTCAATGGCTAGTTTCTTTAGCCAATTGGTTTGTTTCTTTTCCCAGTCCTTAGTATCTGGGCCAAACTGATTCTGTGAGCCACCCGGAAATAGGTTCATTTGAAAACTTGAATCGACTAACTTCTTCCAGTTATCAATGGGGTGCTCCATGAACTTCATAGCATCACCAAATAGATTCTTGATCCAATCAACGATGTTGCCACCGGAACCAGTCGCAAACATTGGTAACCCCATCATTTTAAGGAATGGTGCCGCTTTTTCAGTATCCTCACCTGAAAAGACTTGAGCACCGACAGGCAAGTGGGTCACAGTTGGAACAGCCGGTGACAGTCCTAATGATCCATTACCGTAATCAATCAATTCTGGCTTATAACCATCACCGACTATTGCAGTTTCAGGACTTGTGATTTTGCCATTAGTACCGGTTTTATGTGGTATTCCTGTCGTTATGCTTAACTTGTTTTCAGTTGCTGTGTAAGAACTCTTGCCACCAACAGCTTTAGACAATGCATTAACACTAGCTCCACCTTGATCGAGGTTATGAGCCACACCTTTTCCAACTCCGCCAGCAGACTTCAGGGGGTCGGCGGCTTTCTCAACTAGGCCTTGATTGAATGATTCCATTGTATCGTTACCAGCACCAACAGCTTTTTGCCCCAAAGTCATAACATCTTTAATGGTTTGAGCAGTCCCCGTAACCGAATTAATAGGCACCTTTTTCTCACCGTTGATACCATCGTTATAACTATCCATGGTCTTACGGCCGCTTTCACCAATATCAATATTAGTCTTCCCCTTAACCATCGCTGCTAATACTTTCAAGTAGTTTTCAGTCGAAATTTTCTTATCAGCATAAGCCTTGTTAAGGGTATCCATAGTCCATGACCCTTCGCCAGTGATATTGATTTTAGCTCCACTCTTTACTGCCGACTTTAGCTTATTCAATGCAGATTTAGCACCAGGGATTCCTAAATCAATACCATTTGCTAAGGTATCAATATCTTTTTGACCAATCTTTTTCAAGTTATGATCAAAGATATTAGAAATTGCTTTACCATAACGTGTCTTTAAACCACTCTTGGTAATGATACCTAAATCCAGGCCTAATTTGAGTGTTTGAATATTGCTCTTGCCCAATTTAGATAAATCTTGCTTAAAAATAGCAGCATATTGTTTGTCATAGCGGCTTTTCAATTGAGCGTCAGTGATATCACCACTTTTGAGTCCTTCTTTTAAAGTTGCTATATCAGTTTTTCCGAGTTTTGATAGATCCTTAGGAAACAAACCGGTAATATTGTCTCCAAATTGTTGTTTCAAATCTGAAATAGTCACGGCACCATCGGTTAACCCTTGTTTCAGGGTATCTATTTCTTTTTCACTCAGTTTAGATAGGTCGTGTGGGAAAAGACCAGTAATTGTATTTCCAAAAACAGGAGCTAAATCTTTCAAAGATAAGATTCCCGTTGAAAGACCTGATCGAAGTTCTTCCTGTTCAGAATTGGTTAAATCACTGATATTCTTTTTGCCGTCATCTTTGAAGCCAGTTAGAATTGAATTGAAATACACTTGTGCTTCTTCATAACCCTGTTTGCTACCAGATTTGACATCAGCCCAAAATTGTTGTGCAGTTTTGTATCCATATTTACCAAGAGAAATGTTTGCAGCGCTATCAGAAAGGTCAAGTCCCCATTGCTTAGCAACATTGGCTGGGTTTCCCAAAGTGCCTTTATTCAAAGACTTAACATAATTATCATGCGTTTTTTCAGCACTTGCGGCCAATTTAGCACCTGCTTTTGTTGTCTCCGCCAGCATGTTATCAGCATCAACCTTTGCTTGTGCAGCTGCTGTAGAGTTGGACATTCCCATTGCTTCATAGGCTTTTTCCTGAGACTTCTGGAACTTAGCCATATTCTTCTGAATTGTGCCATGCGCGTTGACTTGATCATCAATATACTTCTGATTGTCTTTCTTATGGTCAGCGATCCACTTAGCTGCCGATTCTTCGCTGTTGCTGACATCGTCCCAATAGAGCTTTTCCTTTTTGCCATTTTCATCGGTAATCGTTTTCGTGTATTCATCATCAAGTGTTTGCTTGGTGCGCAAGCTTTCGCGACCGTTATTGTTATACGCATCGCCAGCTGCTTTTTCAGTTTTGATGTATTCCAACGAAGCTTGAGTTTGTTGCTTGTTACGCTTAGCGTCAAGCATGGCAAGTGCTTGGTCGTATTGGTCCTTGCTAATTTGGTCGTTTTTTCTTAGTGATTTCAGCTCAGACAGACTCTTCTTATAACTATCACTTGCCTTGCCATAAGTCTTGGAATATGCCGAATCTGCTGACTTGACGTCCGCCTTATACATGCCATCCGTGATAGTGCCATGTTGTTGAACGTAGGCTTTATATAATGCTTGCTGGTCCTTATAAGCCATACCAAACGCGGAGACTTGCGAGTCAATGTAAGCTTCAGCCTCATTTAGCTTGGCCTTCTGAGTAGCAGACAGCTTCGAGAAGTCACCGTCAACTGACTTTAAAATGCTCTCCATCGTCTTCTTGGCTTTCTCCAACTTACTAGTCTGCCCATCTGCGCGTTTGTCAACACCCTTTTCAACTTGCGTTACCCAGCTATTGCCAGCACTTCCAAAGCTTCCGGATAAGTCGGATAGTGCATCCATCCCGGCCTTTTTAGTCTTGGAAAACTGTTGTTCAACCAAATCAGCCATCTTACTGTATTTAGTAACCACATCGCTAGATAACTGTTTAGACTGCTTGCCTACCGCGGTATCCAATAGCGCCATATCATTCTTGGCTTTTTGATGTAGTTCGTTGAATGAGCCAATTGCTTTTTGCGAGTTTTGGCTGATATTAGCACCATATTCGTCCATCAAAGCACGTTGGCGCTTCAACTGGTCACTATGCTCCTTGCCAGCTTTAATCGCAAAGTAAGTTGCTGTCCCCACAGCTGCTACACCTAACACGACCGGGGCGGCAGCTGAAGCCAATGCACCTAATCCGGATACTGTACCTAGTGCTGAACCACCTAATCCTAGCAAAGAAGCTGAACCTGCTTCAGCACCACCACTAAGACCAGCAATGACAGTACTGGCCGCGCCGCCATCTTTAACTAAAGTGCCAAATAACGGCGATAGTTTAGCAGCACCAACCAATAGTTTCATAGATCCACTAGTTAGTAGCCCTACACCAGAGGTCAATTTCCCAAACATGCTAATCAATGGGCCACCAGCTGCAACAGCTAAGCCTGTATTAAGAATTAGCTTCTGCGTTGCCGGATCTAAGTCGCTAAAACGGTCTAGCATATTCTTTAACTCACGAATAATGGGCGTGAGGGTTGGTAGGAATTTCTGCCCAAATTCAATCTCTAAAGCGTTTAAACTAGATTTAAATTGGGCCATGGTGAACTGACTCGTGTTACGCATGGTTTTGTTGTATTTATCAACGGTTCCATTGCTGTGTTCGATCTCATTAGATAACGATTTGTACCGGTCAAGATTAGCGTCCATCAAGGTCATCCCGACCTTCATGTTTTCCTGACCAACAACGTTATACATAAATGACTGGCGCTGCTTATCATTCATTTTCTGGTAAGCACCCTGCATTTGTCCAAGAATATCAAAGACGTCTTTCATTTTGCCTTTGCTATCGAATACTTGAATATTGTATTTCTTTAAATCCTTAGCTGCTTGACCTGTCCCTGTTCCAACTCGTGTCATCAATGATGACAGCCCCGTACCAACAGAGCTAGCGTCAATACCAGCAGACTTTAAGCGCCCTGCAATTGCCATAAATTCATATGTTTTAACGCCCATGGCGTGCATTGCAGCACCGGCATTACCACTAATTTCTTTCAAATCATCTAATGACATGGCTGACTTATGGGTGGCTTCAGTCATCTGATTCATCAAGCTATTACCATTCTTTATTACAGTACTGTTTGAACCCAAGTTCTGACCAAATTGTTCAAGCATAGAAGCGGTCAGTTTAATAGACTCCCCAGACTGATCGGAATTAGCGGTCATAGTCTTTAACAACTCTGGCATCATTCCCATGGCTTGTTTGACATTGTAACCATTAGAAACCAATTCAAACATACCATCATTGATTTCTTTGGTACCAACACCAAACTCTTTGGACCATTTTAACGTGTCTGAAGATAGATTCTTCATAATTGAGCTTGTTTGGCTAGCAGAGTATCCTTGTGCAACAACTTCCTTACGGATATCAGCTAATTGATATTGATAATCAGAAGCTGCTTTAGTTGCTACACCCAGTGCTGTGACAATAGGTACCGTAAAACCAATAGTGGCCTTACTTCCAAGAGAGCTAATCTTTTCACCAGCATTTTGTATCTTAGTACCCATTATCATGGCTTTGTCAGCTGCGGCAGCCATTTCAGGTGTTAATGCACCAACACTCTTTTGCAGCTTGCCTGCTGACAAAACCAGAGCTTGCTGTTCACGTTCAAGGGCAGCATATTTACTTTTAGCTGCTACTACTTGAACAGAATTATCACCTTCTGTTCGTGACAGACGACCAATTTCACCAGCTGTTGCTGTCATCTCTTGTCGGTTAGCTTGCAACTGTGCTTTATAAGAGTTCAACTTAGAAACTTGAGAAGACATGTGCAGCCCTGCTTGTTCTTGAGCGGCTGATAGCTTACTATAGCTGGCTGCAGTTGTCTCTAACCCTTGATTCAACACTTTTAAATTGGCAGCTGCTTTCGGGCTAACATCCACGTCTTTAAATGTTCGCTTAAGAACTTCGGCTTGTGCAAGTGCCTCTTTAGCGATTAAGTCCACGTTAATCTTGACACTACCAGCAATATCAGCCATCTACACACATCCTTTCTATATTTTTCCTTGCTCCCGTAACTCTTTCATCCGTAACGCCTTGTGTGGCATGTCTAAATTAGCTAGCTCGATAGATAGTTCATCTGGTGTCAGCTTGCCGTCGCCATCGGTGTGAGCTTGCTTTAAACCATAAATTAGCTTCATTTGTTTCAAATAAGTTTGCGTATCAGCATCCATATCATCGCTAACCTTGGTCAGTCGAAACCTGATAACTTTTTTAAATTGCGTATCTTCATTAAGACCATCCAACATAGTGGTAAACCGTTCCCAACTGAGGCTATCTCGGTCTAAATCGATACCGTATTGTTGTTGGAACCCAGCCTTGATTAACGATTCGTCTTCATCAAAATCAAAAGACCGCTTACCAGACTTGAGCACCTTAGCTCGAACCCGATCGCGGTCATTATTGATTTTTGTATTAAATATTTCAGATAGTAACTGGCCCTTATCCTCAAAACGTAGCTTGCTCGTATCGTCCAATACCATCGCTTTTAAGCTGACTTCTACACGCTCCGGTATAGTGAGACCTTCATCCCGGATCGCTTTAAAATAGAGCAACACCATGCGAAATGAAAGGTCTAAACGATACCGATGTTTCCGAAATACGATGCTGTTAGTGTTTATCTCGGTAAAACTCATTGTTCATTCTTCCGCAATTCTGTAATGGACTGTAAGTACTTGTCGCGATAATCGGAAATATCCGTATGTTGTTCTACGTTAATCATGATTTGAGCGACAACCTTAGCAAATACCACCATGGAATCGTTACAAGTATGGTATAGTTCCTTACCAGCATTTTTGCCAAACATGCCATCAAGTAATTGATAAAAGCGTTCCTTAGCTTCAAGCTTATATTTGTTCTGAATATCATCGTACATTCGTAAATAGCGTCGTTGTAGGATTTGTTTCTTATGATCTAACGCCGTCATTGGTTCATTAATCATATCTTTTTCCAATTGAGCTTCTTTATCAGTTAACTCAACTGATCGATGATGTAACTCCTGCTGTAATTTCACCTCAGCCATTTTAATATCATTATATTGATCTGTAAAAACAGCAAATGATTTATCCGCAAAGCTCACCGTGTAACTCTTATCACCAATTTCAAAAGTCATACTGTCACTAGGAACCTCTAATTTAATTACATCACTCATGCTGGTACCTCCTAATATTTTTAATGCTATGTATGACGGATCGCTCCGTCACTTGCCTACATACTCTTTACAATAGCGCCATCGCTAGTAGGCAATGATTGAACATTTGATGGCGCTGTTATTTTGACGGATTACCGTTGTCAGTTGGCATATTAGCCTTAACACCCAAAATAATCGCATTTTGACAAGGTGTATCCTTCAATGCAGTTTGCATATCAGTAGGATTGCTTGCCTTGATTACTGTGGGAGTAGCATTGTACGTCATCGTTACCTTGAAGCTGCCGTTATCGTCCGCAGCGCCACCACCATCATCAATGTCAGAGAATGTTCCCATACCTGATTCAATCGCATTAGGTGTTAATGAACCATCTTCTTCTTGTACCCATTGGACTTTACGGAACATCCGTTCACGTAAGCCACCAGTCTTTTGCTTCATGTCGGCAATATCATCTTGGGCCGGGTTCCCAATTGAACGATCACCAGAAATATCATACGATGACGTTACACCAGTAACTGTTTGTCGTTCTTGGCCACCACCATTGTAGTAGGCAGCAGACTTCTTCTTATCAGTATATTTAGGCGTTACAGTCGTAATCCCATCACCTAAATATAACCAGTTGATCGTCTTATCTGCCGCAGTTTTTCCTACCCAATATTCATCTAAATAGTTTTCTTGAATTGATCCCTGGACGTTTCTGTCGTTCGGGTCAACTGTTGGTGTTGTTGCATCAGCCATTTTGCATTCCTCCTAAATTAAATAATTACTTGTACACTAAAAGCGCCTTGATAGACACCATACTTTTGAGCATCTTGACCATCGTCATCCTGAACAGTGGCTAGAAACTCCGGTGAGGTTGTCATCTTAGCGCTTATGAATTTGAAACTTCCATTCTCACTTTTGATTGATATCGGCGTTGCATTCTCCATGATGTCCATAATGGCACTGAGAGTGTTAATACAAACAATTCCGTTTGGATGTTTAGCAGTGATTGCAAATGCAAAACTACGACGGCGGCGACCGTCATAATATCGCGTTGCCGGTCCAGCAGGCTGCAATGTATAACTCAGTGACATTCCAGGAGCATAATCGTTACCCAGCGTTAACGTATCAAACAGCTTAACGTTAGCACTAATATAATCAGCAACCCGGACATTCAAATCAAGGTCAACTTGACTCACTACGTCGCCCCCAATCCGTGTGCCACGAGTGCTGTCCAATTGTGACCATTAACCAAATAGGCTTTATCAACCCAACCCTTTTGCGCTAATGCATGCTTAGTGTGGTTATAATTCAAGGGCCGATCCGTCACTACTTTGTGATAACCTCTCCGCTGACCTATTGTATCCGGTGCTTTTTCCATTACTTTACCACCATACATATAGGCCGCATACGGCTCTGTCCAAACAATAGTAACGCCGGTGCCTGTTTGAATTCTCGATACATGGCCGGCTAAATAACCACTTAGAAATGGTACATATTGATCAGAATCATGCACAATCACATCTGCTAGTCGGTTGGTCAACACATTAAGATTATTCAAACGTGTAACTAATGGTGACAAGTCTACTTTGTTAGTCATTGCAGCACCCCTTCCCAATGATGAACATGCGTGCCGAAATCATAAATAGGATCAAGACTCTTCACGACTAACGATTGGTGAGTACTTTGTACTTCAACTTTATCGTTAAGCTTGGGCAACCTATCTAGTGGCGCTGAATTAGCTGAATCAATAATTAATGTGTAAGCCCCAGTGATAACCTGTGTACTAACATTGTCACCAACAGATTGCACTGACACCGAAGTTGCGGGTTCAACTCGTACATGTGAAATCATGTAGTCATCAGCTCCGTTGCTATCTGAGCTGGTAGTCCATGAATCTTGTTTGGCTTTATTAGCGTCGTAGGGTGTCACTTTGATGGCATCATCTAACAACTCAATGGGAATTGGATCAATAATATCATCCATTTAGTGCACCCCACGATACAATAGACCAGTTGGTCGTAAGTAGTTGATTGCCGCATTTGAGCGCTGTGCCGTACCACGTGGCAGCGTTGCTGGCGCTGACTTCTCATAACTAAATTTGCCTATCGTTACATGACTAATCCCTTTAGCCGATTGTTTAGCGTTAGCCAGTTCTTCAACCCCACCAGAATCAATAAACCATTCAATCTGAGCGCAGACAGCCTTCTTCACGTTAATTTGGTCAGCATCAAGTGGCAAATCATCAAGACTATGCGAATCAAAATAATAATTCGCGTATTGATTGACCATCTCTTCAGCCCGAATTTCCAAACGTTCAAACTTAATATTTGCTGGTACCGTCTCACCAAAATAAACATTATTGTAAAAATCTTGATCTACTATCGGCATCTAATCACCTCTAACTAGCAGTTACACTGGCACCATCAGTGGTTGCTGTAGCTTTAACATCTTGTGGATCAGCGGGCTTGGCGGCAAGAACCGTAAATCCGGGAACATCTACCTTGTCACTCGCTTGACTACCGTCCACATAGGCAACCTGATAGTCACCAGTAGCGACAACCGTGCCAGCTGCTAAGCCAGTAATTGCCACACTGGTTGCATCACCAGTCGCAATTGCCGTTTCGTTGCCCTTTTGATAAGCATTCAACACTTTAGCCATTCTACATTCCTCCTAATTTTAATTGCCTACTTTGCTGTGATCTTCGCACCGTCATTCGTAGGCATTACTTTAACATTAGACGGTGGCATTATTTTGACGGCGTATCAGATGCCACAGCTTTACCCTTATTGGATTTTTTAACCGTAGCATCCTTAGTGCTGGTTACGTTTTGGTTAATAACAGTACCGCCTTCGACATCAAATGGATTAATGACTAACAACTTAGTGTCATCATAGATTGCAACACCATAATGTTCATCGGCATTAAACTTAGTGATCTTATGATCCATATCGCGACCCTTTTCAGAGAGAACATTCCGCTTCATGTAGGTACGCATTGCACCCGGCTTAACTGCCATAGCGGAGCCTTCTTTGATCTTACGCGACCGCACAATTTGCCATCCGAGTAACTCACCAAATGTGCCATTAATCAAGATGTTGTCACCTAAATCAGTTGCTCGTGTCCAGTTCTCAGCGGCAGCCTTACGTAGTTTATTGACATCTTTAGGATTCATAAACAATACGCCGGTGGTCGGTGAATCATCTTCTACCGCGTATTCACTCGTATCATCATTAAATGCAGCTTCAATTGCATCGACCATATCCAATGACGTAACATCAACACCAGTACTTAGCGTAAGCCGTGCTTTCATTGCAGTAGCCAAGATATCATTGTCAATCTTAGATGCGATTGCCATCGTAATTTGTCGCTGACCTTCACCTACTGGATCTCCGTATCCAGATAGAGCGGCTTCGTCAGTAATCTTGACACCTTTACCTGCTTTTTTAATCGTGAACATGTCGGTATCTGTTGAAAGGCTGGCATAATCAATAGCACCACCTTCATCGACATCCGTCGCATCTCCGATATACTTGTATCGAGGTACGGTTACATCAGTGCCTGGTCGACCTTCAAGTGTAGTGTCAACAGGTGCAATAGCGCTAAACCGGATTGCCTTAGGCAATTTAGCGCTAATCATCGCAGTCATAACTTGTGGATCAATCAGGTTATCTAATACAGTTGTTTCATCTGCCATGTGTTATTTCCTCCTAATTATTTGTTAGTTTTGTAACAGCTTGCTTGTAAACATCAGGGTGCTCTAGTTTCAGTTTTGCAGCTTCACCATAGCTAATCTTTGACAAATCTGGCACCGTAACGTTACCTTGACCACCACTAAGGTTTTGACCAGCAACTGCCGTTCCTTGCGCTGCTTCTACACCCTTAAATGCTGGGTTACGCTCTAAGACACCAGTTAAAGCTTCATCGATTGTTTCCACACCATTAGCTTTACTTGCCAAGTCAGCCTTAGCGAGCGCAAGCGCATCACTTAAATGATCAGTATCAACTCCTTGTTTAAGAGCAGCTACTTGAGCTTCTGCAGTGTCAGCACGACTAGTTTCTTTTGCAAGTTTACTGGTAGCCTTGTCTAACTCACCGGATTTAGCCTCCAATGCACTCTGATTAGCCGCTACATCTTTATTATGTTGTTCAACGACACCTTTCAAGTCATCCTCGTTATCGAATCCCAGTGACTTTAATAATTCGGTGCGCGCTTCTGTGGCTACCTGCTCAGTATCAATTGGTGCAGTAGTCTGGGCTGGGTCAGTTGCAGACGTTGTCGCAGGTGTCGCTGGATCATTTTCTGCCATCTTTATTGCTCCTCTCTAAATTTAGGTATAAAAAATAAGCCTTTTAACGCCATGCTAAGGGCACTACTGTTTTTCTCGATTGTATTGACGTACTAGTCCATGCTTATTAATAAACTGACGAGTAACTGACTGACGACGTCTCACTAATTCTTGTGCAGCCGTAATATCACTTTGATCACCAAGCTTTTTAGCTGCTATCAATTTACGCTTAGCTTTTCGTACCTCACGTTCAAGTCGTCGCTGAGTTTGTTCTAATTGATACCTAGCAGCATTGTCATCATCTGACTGCTGTGGCACTGGCATTGAACCGTAGCCTTCGATATATGGAATCGTATAATGTCGGCAATTAATGCCCCCAATGCCAGTAATCGTACCGTATCCCGTTGTTGATTCAAAATCTGGATACTTGTCCGTATCACCATCCAATGAGTAGACATGGTCTTGATACTGCAAGTGGCTTGGCCGACAACCAATATGTGAACTAACTTTAACTAACGAGCCATACTGACGATACCTAAGTAACTCTGTATCATTCGTAGCACTATTAATACTTGAGTTAACCACTGTCCGCACATAGACATCTGGTGACCATTTTCGACCAGCCTTATCAACGAGTGCGGGTACACCTTGTTCTGCCCATTGCTCACTAGCTTTAGCTATTGCTTTGATGGCAGTTGTACCGCTGTCGATTGACCACTTTGCATCACCAACAATTCCCCTAAACATCTGATACGCATTAGCGCTCATATTACGTCTAGCAAGGTTCAGATAATTATCTGTCTCTGTTAACTGGTCATCAACAACTTGCTTAAACTGTTGCGAATCCTTGATCGAATCCACTTGCTTTCCAGTAGCCTTTTTAAGCCACTTTTCAGCTTGTTTAACATTATCTTGGCTAATTGTACTAAGCTTCATGTGCAATTGCTTAGACGCATGCTGTGTAGGTGAGACAGTTATTTTAGCAGCATATTGCCTTACATCATCTGCATGATTAAGTAATTCGTTTATCCATTCATTGTCGGTATCATCATGTTTAGATGCTTCATTTCCTATCAGGTTGACAATGTAAGACCAAATCAAATCTTCAACACTAGCATAGTTGTTAGCATCTTCATCCGAATAACCCGATAAATCCCATGGTTTAAGCATTATCCTCACCATCTTTACCGTTACCACCGACAACATCTTCAATTGAACCTTCAGCGTTTGCTGTTTCTACATTGATTTGGTCAAGAATCTGTTGAGCCTCAACATCAGTAATTCCATTGGCACGTTTAATTGCTTCCAGCTGTGTCATAACGGGGTGATTACCATTCGCCTTCATGTAATAATCCAAATTGTCATTCCGGTCTTTAGCAATCGAATCATCAAAGTTAACAGAAATATCAATATCTGTTTGACCTGAATATTGAACATTGGAATCATTTTTAGCCAGTTCCACAATAATCTGGCAAATATGTTCAATTGCTTCTCCAATCAACGTTTCATGACTGTTTTTGGATTGATACGTATCACTATTCTCACTAATTACCGCTGTCGCTGTGATAACACCCTGTTTGCTGTCAAACGTAAACATATCTGCGCTGAAACCAATTTGTGAAGAGTAGAAATGCAACAAATCATTGATGCCAGCCACAATTGCTTCATTTCGCAGTCCTAATGTAATATCAGTCGGTTTCGCTGACTCACCATCACCGCCACTCATTGTCGTGTTGTATGCCATGTAGACATCTTCACTCCAATCAACATAATACCGTGTTTTACCGGTTTGTGGGTCAACTTCACGTTTCAATTGATTTGCTGGTGCGGCAATACGCCGTTTTCCTTTGACAAATTCTTGGAATAACAAGTCATAGGCTTCATCTAACTGGCGCAATGTGTCTATGGCGTTAGCGTAGATAGGAATACCCAATGGACTGTCAATGTGCAAGTTATTAGCTAAATTAGGCTTTAAATAGATAAACGTCGGCCGTGAATAAAGCTTTTTGGAATACCTAGTTGGCTGCGGTGACATGTTTTTGAATGCATCCGGCAAGTTACTCCAATCATCAATTTTCACACCCAAGTCATCATTGCTATTGGTCGTGCTCTTGTAGACTTCATTAGTCACGACATAGTCCGTATCTGTTTCTTCATGCCATTCCAATAACGTATAGTAATGACTGTCACTCATGAATTTGGAGGCAATGACAGCTTCACTGACACCATTAGCATCTGACGTGATTGGATAGAATGCATCAGCGGTAGCAAATCGAATCTTAACTTTACCACGATCGGTATATAGACGAATCACAATGCCACCAGTTGCGAACATATATTCTAAGTAACGTTCAAAATTGTTATAAAAATGATTGTCCTTCAAGGTTTGCTGTACGAACTGATTCTCAACCGTTTGATAATCATCTGGCGATGAGGGATCATCAGGATTCTTCGCGTTCTTTGGGCTAACAGTAATGACAGCCTTTTGATTGAATACTAAACTTGCCATCTTCTTGGCGGCAACTTGTCCCATGTTTAATGACATCTTTTGGCGATCCAAGTCAGAATCATCGGGTAGCTTTTTGTGAATTTTCAACCATTCTGGAGCTGATTGATAAATACTAAACCACTTAGCAATCAATCCGTACTGGTCATCATCCGCCATTATTTTTTTATGATCAGGCACACTTTGCAACTCAGCAGCTAATCCCATTTTAACTAACACCCCCTTTATCCAATCATGTATTCTGTTAAACAAGGCTAGTAACCTCCCTTGTATTTCTTCGTAAAGTAATTAGCAGCGTACCGGCACTCGTCCATTGCATGGTTATTAGCATCGACCGGCTTACCGGTTGTTTCGTCACGTACATACATACCAAGTTCTTTAACAAAGTGATAATTATCATAGCTCTGATTTGCTAGTCCACTATCAGGCGTATCAACTAAGACAAACTGACCATCTGCAATCAATGATTGTTGCCGCTGAATGCCAACTTCAATTCCTTTAGAGTTACCAACGTGATCATGCCCGTTGTTATCCGCCTTACCAGCTTCAACGCCAACCTTAATTAGCTCTTGTCGTAATGCCAATGAAGCGGGGTCCACTAACACCATCGAGTAGTGCAGTTGGTATGTGTTAACACACCACAAAATAAATCTTCTCAATTCTGTGGCATACGTACTCATCGCCTTTGTTTGTCCCGTCTCCGTGCCACTGTGATAATAATTAGCAACGCGATTTAGAACAAACTTAAACCGCCCATCAGGTTGACGGACGCGGGTAACAATATTGCAACTCATTGTTGTGGCATCATCTTGACCAGCATCACCAGTAAAGTACATTTCTACCGGCTGTCCAATTAAGGCATGGTTAGTCATACTGTCTTGGTCAAACTGGTCATAGATAATTCCTTGTGGCATGACTCTTAATCCTAACCAATCACGCTTGTACAGATATGGATTTTTCTTTAGCTGTGTCTCCATCTCAGTCAAACGCTTGGTTGTCATTACTGGATTATCAGACATGCGCCAATGTAACCAATGTGCATCGCGCTCATCAAAGAATTTGATAATTGGGTCTTGTGGCGCTGGCGGATTCAAATCAGCTAGATGATAACGATACTTAGCTGCGGCCGTTCGTCGAAACGTTTCATCAAGGAATTCGTGGTTTAACAAGTTGATTTCAGAATACGCAACTGAGCCTAATGACATACCACGGATAGCATTAGCACTGTTTGACTTGGCCCCACCTTTGAAGTAAATCTTCTTTTTTCCACTCGGTAGGTCTAAAGCTAAATGATCACCACCGCGATCACGTCTCAAATGACTAGCACCATCAAATATATAGGCTAGTCCCATGCCATCACCTTCGATAAACAGGTTATAAGCAAGTTCCTGGTTATAGGCGCTGACTAAGTGGTTTTCATCAGTTGTTGCCAAATAAAACATAGCTAGTCGTGCATCATCAGCAGCGGTCTTACCTGCACGAATTGAACCTTCATTAACATCGAACAAGTGATCAAACGGTGAAAAGATGAACTCTGCTTGCTTCTTACCGTAGCTAATCTTCTCTATCGGTGTTTGCATCGTCTTCTGCCTCCTTTGGTACTAACTGTTGTGCTCCTTTAGCTAAAGCTTTAAGCAATGGATTTACATGACCAACGCCTTCAAGTTCATTAGCCTTATGACTACTAATACGTGCCTCAGCTTTCGCTTTATCAGTTTGTGCTTCATTAAGCTGTTGGAAACTTTGATCACGGTATGCTTTTGGTTTACGATTACGTAACCAAAATATAGCTGCATTAACATCAGGTGGAAATTCATGAACATTTTCAGTCTGCTGAATGCGCTTATATTCCTTTACTCCCGCAATAGCAGCGTCATCAATTTCTTTCTTAGAGGCCTCTGGGTGCTTTAATTTCCAAGCATTGCTAAAACGTCGCCTTTCCATATCAAGTACGTCATCGTCTTTATGCACCATGCGATACATCTTGTCGGTTGTCGTGGTTCCCATAGCACGCTTTAATAGTGCATTCTCAACTTGCCGGTCTACAACATCCTTGCCTTTTCCTATGGTGTCCGAAATGTCCGAAAACCTTTTTTTCCATGCGTTCAGCGTCGAACGGCTAATCCCCATGTTATGCGCTATCTGCTCATCAGTGAGACCGTCACGAGCCCAGCCACCAATTCGGACAAGTCCATCAGGAGTTAACCATTTTTCATACTTAGCCATTACATACCACCACACCTCCGTTAATTGGAATTAGCTTATCTACCATTTCAAAAGCTCGTCCATAATTTTCTGATCATAATAAGCAGCCCGACGTTTATTTGCTTCATGTAGAGCATCATCGATAACCTTTTCCATTCGCAGGCACTCAATTAGCTCATCACTCTTTGGAACACTTGCAGGTATTTCCATTTCGTTCACTCCTAAACTAATTGCTTAATGCGTTTTGAGAAACAATAGCAACGCTTAAATAAATTAATTTGAATCCATGATTCAACGTAAGAATGATTATTCTCGTCGTATTTCGTTATATAATGATGTACCATTTGCTCAATTTCCTTTCTTTTCCAAGTTAAATCCATCGCCTTGTAAAGCTTGATATACCGACTTAGTTTTATTTTCCAAACAAAAAGCGCCATGCTGTTTAGCACGACGCTTCTTATCCTTGCACCACTTATCTAGACGGGAGTCAGCCTGCACCCATTCAGGCGGCTCGTACCCGTACTTGCTATGAATCATTCGTGACATTTTTGCCCTCTTAAATAGTAAAATAAAAAGTCATTGTTCAACACAGTGACCCACAATTAGAAATGGCTTAGCCTTCAAGTTTAAAACCAATTTGTTTCATTTTTGATAATTCATCCTTTTCAATTTCATTATTAAAATCTGAATCACTTAACCTTAATAAACTGACAACATTTCGATTATAATAATGTTTGCTATGCTGATTATGATCAATGATATAGCCAACTCCATTGTTAATATTCGAAATTTGATTTCGTTCAAATTCTCTATCCTCTATTAGACTAAGTTTAAAGCTCAAAACTTGACCATCGGAATACGACAGTACATAGTGTACAGGATACTCACTCATTATTCATCGCTCCTTTATTTTTAATATTTACATACTTGGTTATTATTATACCCCAATTAATTCAAAATAAAAAAACCGGTTCCGACCCCGGACTTTGACTAATAGACAACGCCAGCGGTGAGAGGAGCGCTCTCACTCTCCCTAATGTCCGCTGGCAATATTCCTGGCTGGCATCGAACCAGCGACCTCCCAATTGTAAATTAGACGCTCTGCCACTGAGCTACGGGAATATGAGCTAACCGGGACTTGAATCCGGCTAGCAATTACTGAGAAGGCATGAAGGCTATCACCTCCAATGCTCTCTGCTTATGTTGGTTACCACAGCGCGCCTGTTCCTGCAAGCTATCTGGTGGCCGTTTAATTGCGCGTCTTATGTAGGTGCCGTCCAGTTTTCCGCACTGAACAGCAAGCAAGTAAGCATAGAGTTATTGTTGATTCAAATATTCACGCACTATCATTGCGTACTTACTTGCTTAATGTGCCTGGCAGGGATTTGCACCCTACATGATGACCGCACTTCCCCTTGTCAGCAGGGCGTTATTTTTTAACGTACTTGCCATCTGACATGCGTCTACCTATTCCGCCACAAACACACAGCAGTTTAGCGACTTGCTTGGGTCAATGTGATTGGTGTGGAATCGAACCACACGCGGCAGCTATCCTCCTGACATGGATGCCCCTCAACGGGAAATTATCTAGCCATGCTTCAACCACACGTCGACTACTGCTTTATCAAAGGCTAAGCAGTTAAGCCTATATCGCCGGTAGGCCTCGAACCTACATTCCATTGCGGCTTACCAATTAGCCCACAGCGATACTCGCATTCAACGGCCGACGTTAAACACGAAGACTAATGCCGGCGGCAGAGAGGAGCGCATCACCCCTTATAAATCCGCCGGCGACGTAGCCTGCTGGACTCGAACCAGCGACAACCTGATTAACAGTCAGGCGCTCTACCAACTGAGCTAAGGCCACAATAATGCTAGGTAATAATTGCCCGGGGTGGCTTACCTAACATTCGATAATACTAATTTACTCCCCTTTTTGACTAATTTACCGAAATCAACACGGAAACTTGTCGGAATTTACTCGGAATTTTGTCGGAGTAAATTCAGTCTTCGTCGTAGTGAGCAATAATCTCTGGCTCATACTTTTTAACGATCAGGTCTTCCACGCCATCCGGATATATCTCAGCGAACATTAATTGGGCTTGTTTCAAATACTTGTTAAACGTTTTGTCGGAGATATTCAGGCTAATCATGCACTTAGTTTTTGAATACCGTTTAACATAGAGCAGCATTAATAGCTCTGAATATTTCTCCGTTTCTTCATCAATTGTGACAGCTTCAATGACCTTGACAACTAAATTAGCCATAAAATCATCGTTAGCTTTACTAACTTGCTTGTCTTCAATATGGTTGCCATAGCTAGGACTTTTAGGCATTCCGTCCATGGCTGGGCTTTGCAGGTTGAAATTAACCCTGCGAGCTCGTAGTCGCCGTTTCCAATAGTCCTTTAACACCCGTTCCGCATTAGCAATTGTTCGTTCTTCATCCACGTCCTTAAAAATGCTCTCCATCACTGCCACCCCTTGTTTTGACTGTGCTATAATTAACTTATTCGGAATTAGTTGTAGCGTGGTCAACAATGGCGGCGCTTTTTATATGTTATACTGACAACGGTCATTCGAGTGGTCCTGTGACTGGTCGCCTTAGTAGGCGGCTTTTTATTTGCCCTCACGATTACTCAACTCCATAATGTCAGCAATGAAGTCCTGGCCAATTTGTGCCTGTTGCTCAATTGTCAGTGCCGCGTTCATTTCCAGGTTGGCAACTGTGGCTTTCATTTGGATTGCTTTTGCATATTCAGCGTCAGTCACTTGTGCCCCTCCCATAAATGCAAGTCGTACATAAAAGTTTCAAATCTGGCCTTATTGAATTGATAAAGCTTCTCATCTGATCCATAAGGTCGCTCGATCACTAAACGATCATCCCTAATTCCAAGGTAACCACTATTATCAAGCTTCTTATCATAATATTCATAGTAATCATTTCTGAATCCGGTCACATCATGATAATTCAGCGTTTTCCAAGCTTGCTTTCCTGCATCTTCAAAAATACGAATGAGTTTTGGAGTAATATTAAATTCTGACCGTTTTGAAAACAAGCTAATATTATGTGCTTTGACTGCAATCTTTAATTCATCAACTTGAACTACATTCATTTTTCCGCCTCCAGTAGTTCCGGGTTAGTGTGCACGTTGCCAATAACCTTTGAACCGTGAGTTTCACCTATAAGGTCAAATCTGTTGATAGTTCCAACTACGTCAGCTAAAAATTTACCACCAGCAAATTTAACAATTGACCGATACTTCCGATTTTCTAAAATATCGCCTTCATAGATATCCTTGCCGTTCACGTCTTTCAGGCCGGTAAACTGCTCAAGCTCAAACAGTGCGCTAATTCCATCAACTTTACCATCGTTAGAGCACTCGCCCTGCCCATCAGTACTAGCCTCTGCCCAATAGGCTTGACCATGAATGAATTCGATATTGTCAGGTAACAGCATTTTATTCTGAACTTTGTCCCACGCTCTAAACTTAATCACCGTCGCCATCTCCTATCACTAGCAGGCCTGTGCCAATTGACTTAAGATCCATTCTATTGCTTCATATGATTCACTCATTTTTAATCCTCCGGGTGTATTAGTATTAATGCTAAAGAAATCAAGATAGCACCAATCGTGCAAATTGTTCCCACAATTATTCCACCCTCAATAAATATATTAACTAGAGCTGTCACACCAAGTACGCTTGAAAGACAGATGATTATTCCAAAGCCAATTTTATTTCTAGTGCTCATTTTCAATCCTCCCAAATTAGTTTCATTCCAGGATACTTTTCTTGTGGTAAGGAACAGTCATAATTGACGTATTCTGGCCCTTTTCTCTGAAATGTTTCGCATCTTTTCTAGCGGCTTGTCTATTGGAATAGACAGCTGCCACATCACTATTAATCATCAATATATAAGCCATTTTCAGTCCTCCCCGAACGCTTCAAACGCCGCTTGTGTTCCTCGTTAGTTGGCTGCTTGACGATTATCATGGTAGCTCCATTCTCTCAGCAATTGCTTTAATAACGGGCACCGTCACACTATTACCAGCCTGCTTGTATAATTGGCTGTCACTTAATCCAGCTTCTAACGCTCGAGTAAATGCCCAATCTGGGAAGCCTTGTAGGCGCCAACATTCAAGCGGCGTTAATTTTCTTATCCTTAGACCAGCGATAATGTTGGTCTGCACAAAATTATTATCTTTAAAAGAACCTGCAGTAACCGTTGGCGAAATTGTTCTAACGCCACCTTTGTTATAACCGTGTGGGTTAGCTATTATCTTTGGCTCTCTTCCTCCACCTTGCATCGTACTTAATGTTGGTGAAATACCGCTAGGATCATAAACCCGTCCCGGTTGTGGATTACCACCAAAATATTTGGTATTCATAAGATTGCCCGCCTGCTTCACTTTCGGCGGTTCACTTTCAGCAACGTACGATCCTGATCCCTGCGCTTCCCCGTAACGGGTGGTAAGGGTATTTGTTGCGTCTGCCCGGCGATTAACTTCTCGGTCGTCTTGAGCGATAGGAAATACTTGCTGGGTACGTCGTCCTCTAAGATGTCCGACAATGAAGATACGTTCCCGGTGCTGAGGGACGACTTCGGCTGAGTCAAGCACTGACCATTCGACATCGTACCCGATTTCGTCCAATTCAATCCAGCCAACGCATGTATGACCAGCTTGTTCCATGCCCAAATGGAAGCCACCAATACCCGCAAACATATCAATAAACTTCATCTAGCTAGCTCCTTTCATAAATACCAGCCAATGGGTTTTGCCGCGTTTATCGCCAAACAATGGTTGATACCCGATTGCATCTAACAGCTCGCTTAACTTAATCTGTTCTTCATTCCATTTGAAAATTAGTGTTCCATGTGGCTTTAAAACTCGCATACATTCGGTAAAGCCCTGACGCAGATCAAAGGGCCAAGTTTCGTCTAACGTTCCATACTTTTTGGCCAGCCATGATGATTCACCCGCATACCGTAAATGAGGCGGGTCAAACACGACCATGTAGAACGTATTATCGTCAAATGGCATGTTACGAAAATCTGCTACAATATCAGGCTTCACTTCAATCACCCGATCACGTCCCAAGTTGTTATCAGGCGCCGTCACTGTTTCACTACGCTTATCCATGTATGTTACGTTTGAGTTATGCTTATCGAGCCAAAACATACGGCTACCGCAGGAAGCATCTAGTATCACTTTGGTGTTTGACATTTTCCAACATCCTTTTTGTTTGCTTCGGCATGTTGCTTCATGCGCCGGTGCTTCCGTTTAATCGTTGAACGCTTCTTAGTGTGCTTAGGCATCTTCGTCCTCCGTAATTTCATCTATTTCTACTCGCGGATTTCGTTTATCAACTGCAAATTCGTCCTGAAATCCCGTGATATGCTTTCGATTGTCGTTGCCTAAAAGTCCAGCCTTCATAAAGCCGTCAAGCACAAACTTTTTAGCAAACGCGATATTGTCCGCATCTTTTCGGTTGTTCTTTGTGTACCACGTAAATTTAAGCTTGCAAGGCCAATTAAATTCAACTCCAGAATTATGATTAGCCCGCGCATATACACTACATAAGGCCGTGTACCGCTTCTTTAGGTTAGCTGCCGCATACCGATTGGCCCGTTCAGCCTTGATGTACTCATTTAAGCTAGGTAGTTCGCCCTTAATCACGACTTTGCTCATACTTTCGGCACCTGGCTAATGTAGTAGCCACAGACAATGCCATTTGAGTAGCTTGCTTGCCTTATCGATCTAGCTGGGGCGTCGATCTTATCACCTAGCAAATCAACTGTTTGCCCAGTAATAATCTCGTTGGGATTGTCGTACTTTTCAGCACGCCAGTAGCCGTTCCGCAACGGCAAACTGTACTTGTGCACTAGATAGCTAACCCGCTGACTAATATAGCCAGTCTCATCGGTCAACGCCCTTATCGTATGGTTACCATCACGATGAGCACGGCGAATATCCCTAATTTGCTCACGTTCCTCAGCTTGGGGATCTGGTAACATACTAGCTAAGTAAGCTTCATCACTGCGTACCTTAGTCCCAGGTTTAACTAGTCTAACTGGAAACGGCCATTCACCAGATTTGTAGTTATGTTGCGCGAGCTTAAACATTTCCGGTTCTGGCCCGATTGCTAGTGGGTGATCGATATCGGGTAGATCAGCGTTAATTACTAGCACCTGTGTTTCAGCCATGCGCTCACCCCTCTTTGACCATTGACTTCGATTTCAAAAATTTATTAGCAAAATACTGCTGCCCCTTGCCCGTAATTAGGGGCGTAAAGCGTGTCTTTGAACCATGGTTAGTGGTGATCACGGTTTCTCTCACTTCCATGATTCCCAGCTCCATCGCTCGTTGGGTCGGTGAGTTGTAACGTTTTCCCATCGCTATTAGGTAGCCATGAGTTCTTAGCCAATCGAACAAGCGGTTTTGACCAGTCTTAATACCGCGCTGGCGTAGTACCTTAGCAAAATTACCAACGCTGATAGAATCGTCTGAGCCTGAAACTGCTTGGCCTAATCTAGCTGGCCCTTGCAGCTGTTCATTCTCCAGTTTCAGCTGCTCGTTTTCCCTCATCAGAAAACTATATCCACGTTTGACAACCTCCATTGGGCTGTTCCACTTATCTTCAATAGTGATAAAATAACGGCGATAAATTTGCCCTTGCGGCGTTTGTGACATCATGGATAACTCTTTCGCCATGTTAACGGTTAACGCATAATCTTGAAGCTCACGTTTGGCACCGTTATTTACAACCGTAACTCCGGTTACACTTGTGAAATCAATGCCCTCGACAAACATGCTAAAGTTTTGATCAACCCATTTACTAAATCGGGTTGTTAATTCCAGGCCTTTGTGTAGATCCCGGGCAGACACTAACTGCCGCCCATCCTTTTCAATGATTTTAATCAATTCATTCATGCGCTCACCTCCGTTTGCAATCCTTGTCTGGCTTGCTCTAGATCAATAAAATACTCGGCTGGCTTACCCCAACATTGGGTCAAATCAAAATTTAAGCCATCCCGCTGATATTCAATAATTAAAACTTCGAGTGCAAATAGCTTGTACTCATGAGCGCACACCTCATCTTGTGCACTACCACCGGCCTTTAAATGCCGCTTCATGCGCTGCTTAGTCCAGTGCAACGCGGCTGGTTCATAGGCATGGTTAGCGGATAAATTGACTAATTGATTGCCCCAATTCATTTAGCTTCCTCCTGACTGTTCATGAACGCTAGGAACGCCTCGTCACTCATATCTTCCTGCTGGTTATCGCTTGAGTTTGGCTTAGAATCCGCCTGAGAAGCGCCGTTTTGCATCCACTTTGGCGTAACTTCTTTACGGCGTGGCTTTGAATAGCCACTAGGTTTTCTTTCACTCTTCATGCGGTCGTCATGATTAGCAGCAGCCTTTTTAGCCTGCTCTAACGTCGTAATATTTCGTTTCTTCCAGCCCGCAACAATTGCACGAACGTATTTCAAACATGCATTAGATCCAATCTGATGTTCTCCAGCAACCCAAATTGCATAGGCAATCACCTCAGGCTTGAACTCTTCCAGCCATTCATCAATCTCAGGTCGGGCAATACCATTTGGAAATCCCCACAGGTTGGTCCAGTCGTTAATGACCCGCTCGCGTGTGACACCCGCGTCATCATCATAAGAGTCAGTATCAGTCAAGTCAGGGTCAGTACTAGTAAGTTCTTTATGTTCTACTGGTTGGCCTCCACCTTGCCCAACCGGTTGACCTACTTCATCTAAACCAGTTGACCTACTTTTATGACTTGTAGTTGGGTTACTGGTTGGGTAACCAGCTGACCTACTATATAAATTAATAATGCGATATTCAGGTGGTTTCACATTTTTCTTGCCTCTAACGTATTTAATTAGTCCTAGTTGCACTAATGAGTTGCGTGCTTTATCGAGGCCGGGTTCGGATAGTCCTGTCAGACTGAGTAATGCCGAATTTTTCATGCGAAACTGAACGTCCAACTTGCCTTCGTCGTTCGCATAGTCTAGTAACTCGCGATACAGATTATTTTGGCCGTTAGAGACACTCGCTTCATACATTTTAAAATTACGGTACGCTCGTCGTTGTTTGAAGTAATCCAAATTCGTCCCTCCTTTACTAATGGGCCTTTCACCCACCTGGTGTATTCAGCCACTGCTGTTCAAGCCAATTCTGTTTAGTCAATCTATGAGTAAGTCGTCTGCACTAACGACGCTCTCTAACTTTTTGGTACTACGACAATAAGCACAATGTCCGCATTGGATAGGATCCGCTTCGCCTTTAATGGCATCTTGAATATGCTGTTGAGATTCCAATACCTGGTTCATAGCATTAGTAAGTCGGTACTCCGGTAAATCAATAGCCTGTTTGTCTGGTGGATCCTGTTTGCTTACCGCAACAATATATGGCTTGCAATCAACACCGAATTGCTGCTTAATCAATTCTTGATAGACTGCCATCTGAAGTGGGTAGTTATACGCATATACAAACGGTTCTTTCTCACGAGTTTCTGGATTCCAATACGCCTTGTATATATCAGCGGTCGTCTTTAGATCCACGAAGTAACCTTGTTTCAAATTTAGGCAATCAATCTTTCCCTTCCAGGGATAACCACCGATTTCACCAGTTACAATCACTTCTTTATCGCCTTGATAAAGAAGATTAAAATCATGATCGTCAGATAAGGCTTCAATCATGGATTCAGCAATTTTGAAGTCCTTTTTGAGATGGCCTTTGCTTGGGCCCTGGCTTGAAATTGCCTCTGGATGTTCATCAACAAACTTGGCATGAGCTTTCTCGCTTTCGAAGTAGCTGTGAAGCCAATTTCCAACGACTAGCGCCGTTGAGTTCATAACTGGCTCCCATTTACCCTGCAACTCGGCGAGTGCTTCAGCCTCACAGGCTAAAAACTTCTTGAACCATGTTGCTGACATAAATGATTGATCTGTCCAGCGATCGTAATAGTTAGCCGGCGTCAAGGTCTCCGAGGTTGTCGAAGAGGTTTTGCTGGTTGGCCCCGTCTTTGGCAGGTTCTTGATCATTGCTTGGTGCCTCCTTTACAGCTGTTTTAACGGGTTCTTTGACTGGTTCGGTAGACTCTACCTTCTCAGCTTTATTCTCTGCTACATCAGCTACCAATGACCTTTTAGTCGGTGTTACGTCTTTTCTATCGTCATTCTCATATTCGTTGCTAGTGGTTTCATTAACTGCTTGCACGAACAAATCGTTGTCTGAGCTTGAATTAATGTAGAACTTCGCAGCTCGATTGATGACTGTACGTTTCGCCATCTCTTCTGGGAACTCGTTTTGAACCTTCTTCGTCTTAGCGTGGCTCCAACTGGTGTCGATGTCTTTTTTAGTCATAACAGTGTAGGTCCGGTTGCCATTCAGATCTTCGACCCATGCGAATGCTCCGATAATTGGCTTGTCTAAGTTCTCAAAGCTTGGCTCGAACTCCTTAACCACCAGCACCCCATTTTCACCGCCAATCTTGAACGTATCGTCTTTGTGGACAACCTGTGCCTGAATATCCTTAACGTTTGAAAGACGCTTTACAACGCTAATTGAGCCGAAATAGGAGCGCTGCATGACTAACTGGTTGCCATAAGGAATGAAATAGCATTGATTTTTAGCCGGGCTCAATCCCTGGATTGCCATGTTCATCAACGCCTTGATAACTGATCCTTGGTCACACTTATCAAGTAATGGTTGGCCCTTAGTGGTATCGCTCAAAATCAGATACGCACTGTTCAGTGCGTTCCCTACTGAATAATCAGGTGGTAATGACAAGCCTTCATTATTCTTCATATCCTCAATATTGTTATTAACCATCGTAACTAACTCATTACTCATGCTTCTTCCTCCTCTGATACCCAGTGATAGCCCAGACGTGTCATCATCGTGTCCGTGTCGATGTGTGCCAGTAGCTCGTCCCATAGACGGGACTGACCAAACACATCAATCAACCATTGCCAATTAGGTTCCTCACCTTGATCTGGATACAACACACTTACGTCAGTCGAACCGAAAGTGACGATACAAATGGCGCTCAACATATCGGCCTGCATATCAGTCGCCCACTGCTCAAAATCATTGTTATCGATGTAATCTTGAAACAGTTGAGCCTTGTCGAACTCGTCACCATCGTAGCAATAGTTATCTGCGTCAAGTACCCAGTCACGTGAGTCGTTACGTTGCTGCCAATGCTCATTTAAATCTGCCTGTGCTGGTATCATTTGACCCACCTCCGTGTCAAACGTTGTCTTAACGACAATTTCGGAGTACAATAGAACTCGAAAATAAAATTATTAAGCGTCTTTGCTGCACGGGTACTACCAATACTCGAGCAGCTTTTTTCGTACTCAAATTTAGGCTTTAGCGATACCTTGCGTACTTCCAATTCGTTCGACCTCCTTAAATTTTTTAAAAAGATTATTCAATTCTTCAATTGTGATTTGCTTGTAAAGCACTTTTCCAATCCGGAATGTAAATTTCATCGTCTTCATCTCCTTAAATTCCAAACCAGCTAGCAACTTCATGACGCTTGAACCATAATGCAGTTAGCGCGCAGCCTGCTATTGCTCCTTCAATCATTTTGAATCCTCCTTACGCTCGTATTTGGTTGTCAGACATCCAATTCTCTAAAGCTTTTTGTGAAAATGAATCTTTTGTCCCCTTCTTGAAATGTGGGAATCCAGGCTGATAGTAATAAAAATCTTTTAATGTATCCACACTGCATCCGAGCATACTAGCGGCTTGCTGTTGGTTTAATCCCTGATCCGGTGTGTAATACTTCTTCACCAGCACTTCCAGTTGTGGCATGATTCTATCAGCTACAGCAACGGCTACAGCATCAATAAACTCAGTATCGTCATTTTGCATTGAGATCATCATCTCTATCACTCCTTCCTATGTTTAACGACTCCATCTTTAAGCCATTTCTTCATTCGCTGTTTAAGCTGATCTTGCATAGACAAATCAAAGCCACGACACACGTATGCGATTAGGTTTAACAAGTAAAGCACTGCATCAAAACACTCAGCGACTAATTTTTTTGGATCATCAAAGTCATTTGGCTTCAAATCCTCTTTGGGTATCGTTAGTTCATCAAGTGAATCCTGAATAGCCGCTAGTGCTTGGCTTAATTCCGGCATAGTTTTAACAGCCATTGCTAATGGTTCCTTCATAATTCGGTCGCCATCAATCACTGGCGTCGTAACGCCGACAAATCGATGTGCCAATTCAATTGCAAAGAATTGATTTTGATTAGGTAACGCTGCTAGAAATGCTGGTACCGATTCTATTCGAATGCGTGCCTGATCATGCCTTTGTTTGTAAATAAGCGTTACTGAGTAGCCTACCTTGCCGCTCAGTTCAATAGGCGCTACGTTGTTATGATTCATTACATCAGTCAACGTACTACCTGCAAATACTGAGCTAGACTGTGTTGACATTCCATCACCACCTTTCAGTTTTATAGGTTTAACCTGAATTAGGAACGCCGGATAATATAATTAAGAGTTAATCATCTCGTAGAACTCGTTCCGGTCTCCGTCGTGAATCATGCCTATCAGTTCTTGAAGCTCGCCTTCCGACATCCAAAATGTCTTAGCATTAATCAGACTCGGCGACATTGCTGGAAGAAGTTCGATGATTGAATCGACGAGTTCACGTTTGTGATTTTTAATTGCTTGCATGTTGTTGCCTCCGTTCTTTGAAAAGTTAATAGTTTTGTTCGCTCCTTATGCGATAATTGACATAAGGGGGTGATAATATGAATGACGAAGAATTGAAACAAAAGATTTACGCTCAATACTTAGGCGCTCGTGAGCAACATGCCAATCACTTTGTTATCACCGGTATGCCGCTCGATACTGCAGAACGTTTAGCAACCTATCTAATTGAATCTGGAGAAATCAATGCTTCAATCGCTAAATACAAATCCGGCATTAATTTAATGCTGTAACATCCGCTTCTGCTAAGAGCCTGTTTCCGAACATATTGTCACTACTAAAAATTGGTTCATCGACAACCAAAATTAGTTGTGTTTTTGTCGGCTTACTTTCAGGCTCTTTTATTTCGATGCTAATTACACCACCGTTTACTGACCAGCCATCAATAACTAGGTTCTCTTGCCCGTGATCATTGATTACTACGACTGAATGCTTAGAGCTATCAATTGCAAGTCGCTTTCGTTCTAGATTCATTTTGCCGCCTCCTTTGGTTTAACTTCGTTTTGTTGTTTAAGATTAAGGTTTAACAACCTTTTGTAGTTAAAAGCCCCATAAAAAAGCTCCTCTTTTTTCACACCTAGATAATCTTCAAGAAGTTGCATGATAGCTACAGATGGCACTGACTTTCCATGTTCCCACTTGCTGATAGTGCGCTGATTTACTTTTAAAACAAACGCTAGTTCTTCTTGAGTTAATCCTTTCCTCTCTCGGATAGTCTTCAATGTGTTTGGCTTAAGCATTTTCACACCTCCTTTAACAACTTTATGTAGTAATAATATACTACGTTTTGTTGTAAGTCAATAGTTTTTACTATTTTATGTAGTAATTTGTATTTATTTACTACTTTACGTGGTAACATCAACTTTAGTGGAGGTTTGATTATGATAGCAAAACGCATTAAAGAGTTAAGAAATTTAAAAAGGATCAGCCAACGTGAACTATCAGAAAAATTGTCAGTCTCACAACAAACTGTTGGTAGCTGGGAAACCGGACGATCTGAGCCGAATACAGAGATGATTAAAAAATTGGCTAGATTTTTTGATGTTTCCACTGACTACTTACTAGGAAACAACGAAAAAACACATAAATCACCTGACTGGGCTACCGAAGCCGATCGCATTGATTTAGATAAGTTGCTTCAATCAAATACACCTATGGGATATGGTGGAATGAGTATGGCACCAGAGGATAAAGAAAAAGTCCGTAATGTTATTGAAGGCATTTACTGGGATCGCTTGAAAAAATTACGCGAAGAAGGAAAAAAGTAGGTGTTTGCATGCGATACGACACGTATCTTAAGGTAGAACAACTTGCGCAATCCTTTGGAACGTATGATCCATTTGCGATTGCAGATAGATTGGGATTCGAAGTTCACTTTAAGGACATTGGGGCAAATATGGGGGTCTGTACTCCAATATTGGGAATCACAGATATAATAATTAGCGATAGCCTTCGTGATTCACCGGCCAGACTTCCAGTTATGGCCCATGAATTATGCCACGGCATTGAGGACACGGCCTGTGTTTCTTGGTACACACTTGGAGACTACCAGAAGAATAGCGCTGAATACAAGGCCAATGCTTTTGCATGCCAAGAATTGGCGAAGCTATACGAAGAACAATACGATGAATTACCTGATAGCTTCAATGCGCTAAAAAATGCGTACGGATTACCAGATGAATTTTTGGAATTTTTTTCGTTTTCGTAATGTGAGTTAAAATTTAATTATCATGGGGATTTCTATTTGGAGGAGTTTCAATTGAAAAAGGGACTAATTTTAGGAATTACATTGTTATCATTTGGCTTAGTAGGTTGTACCAACACAAGTACAAGTAGTTCTAGCCAAAATAGTAGCGATACTAGCAAAACAGCAACTAAACAGCTTACAAACAAACAAGTAACAGCAATTTATAACACTACTATGAATGCTGAGGCTGATGTTTGGAGTAAGTTGACAGATTCAATTAAAAATAATGATAACGAAATGTCAGATGCAGTTAACAGCGCAGATACGGTGCTAACTAAAAATGAAGCTACTTTAAAACAGCATAAGAGTGAAGACGGTGTCTCTGATATGTCAAAATTAGTGCAATATTCACATACATTAATTGATGACTACATGGGACAACTTAAGCTTGATAAAAAAGGAAATAGCTTAATTTCAAAAGAAGCATTATTGAGTCAAAAAATAAGAAAGCAGTTTAATATTTCTGCTCCAACAAAACTAAACACCGCAATTAAGAGTGCAACAAAAGCAATAAATACAATGCCAGGCGTTTCTGGCAAAACAATTCGAACTACCAATTATACAATCACAATTACTTCGACAGAAACCACGCCACATTTTGAGGGTGGCACTGACTTGATTGTCTACTATACATTCAAAAATACTTCTAAGAATAAAAATATTGAGCCAACTGAATCACTTATCGAGGGTGTTCATTTTACTCAAGAAAGTAAAACGTCAATCAATGACTTGGACCTCGGTAATCCTTCAAAGGGCTCTGATGAATGGAACTCGCTTGAAAAAGCTGCGTCACAAAAAGTTAAACCAGGTGCCGAAGTAAAGTGTATGGGGAGCTATGAATTGGACAATACTGAATATCCTGTCAAAATCCACGCTACTGATCCAGATAACAATGATGCCAAACTTGGTACAATAACTTTAGAGCTACCAAATAACTAGCACTTCTCGGTCACTGCCAAATGGACCACAGATAATCTAAACGCTAAGTATAATCAGTACCCTAAACACCTTAAATTCATTAGCTGTACAAATATTTGGCCGGCATAACAAGAATTCTCTATTGGCAATAATGCTACTAAATATTACTGACAAGAAAGTAAAAAAATCAAAAAATACATAAATCGAGGTGAAAACTAATTACTTTTTTTAGAAACACCATTGTATCAATAGGAATCGTTTTTATTGGAGCGCTAATTGCTCAATGTGCCAATAAAAACTGGTTCATCGCTTGGATATGCGCGCTTGGAATCTTGGTTTCTGTAATCTTGACATTGACTTTACAATTTTGTATATATAGGCAAAAAATAAACTCCCAAATACATTCTTTAAATAGCAAAATTCAGGATCTAGAAGGCAACTTAAAGACAGTTACTGATAATCGTGATGGATTAATTGAACAGGATGATTCAAAAGATCAACAATTACAAAATTATCGTGAACGGTTAAAAGCATACGATTTTCTTTTTGCATCTATGCTAGGAGCAGTATCTTCGGAACAACAACAAACCTTTCTAGCCCAGAAAAGTGCTTTAACAATTTATAAGGAGAAATAATAATTTGGACACAAAAAATTTTAAAGTTGCAAAAATAATTAATGATACATCACTTGTCATCAATGCCGGATCTGAGCAAGGAATCAACAAAGGTGATAAATTCAAAATAATCGGAAAACTTGGTAACTCAACTGTTATAGACCCTGATACTGGTGAAAATCTAGGAACTCTTGATGACATCAAGGGAGAAGTCATAGCGGCCCAAATATACCCACATATGTCAATTTGCAATTCGCAAATCATTACTAGTTCGGCATACCAGCTTAGTGGTCAACCCATTCTTCATAATAGTTTAGCCGAATTTATTTCTGGTATGAGTGCTGAAAGCCATCATGAACAACTCAATGTTGATAAAACACAAGTTACTGGTGGCTTTGAAAAATCAAACAAACCGATTCAAATTGGCGACATCGCACAATTAATTTAATGTTATTGCCCCTTACCGGGCTTCACGCGAGTGTAGTTTAGTGGTAAAACGACAGCCTTCCAAGCTGTAGTCGCGGGTTCGATTCCCGTCACTCGCTTAGTACCCCATTATTGGGGTATATATTTTGAGCTCAAAAGAACATATGTTCAAATAATTCTAATTGGAGGAATGATGAGTATGCCACGACAATGGAAACCTTTAAAACGTCACCCTGGAATCTACGAATATGAAACAAAACGAGGGAAAAAATATGGGATTCGCCGCTCTTATACCGATATTAATCATAAATACCGCACTTGGAGCAAGTCCGGTTTTATGACTTGGCGAGATGCTGATATTGAATTAAAAAAATTCGAAGTAACGATTGGAACTGGGCAAATCACTGCATCAATTTCAGACACAATTACACTTCAAGCTTACTTTGATAAAGTTCTAAAGCGAAATATCGACTTGAAACTTTGGCGACCAGCCACTATTACTCAGAAAAAAAACTACTGGAACAATCAACTAAAGCCTGTTTTCGGTAATCAGAAAATCAATGAAATCACTAGGCAAAGTTATCAAAATTTCATCGATCAAATGATCAAAGATGGTTATGCCAAGAACACTATTATTACAACCAATTCTGTAATGCAAATATTGATGAATGATGCTGCCCGGAATGATGTGATTGTGAAAAACAAGTTGAGTGGTATCTCAATTGATGGTGGCAAATCACCGTCATCAAAAACAATCACTGAAAAACAGTATAACCAACTCATGGCCGTAGCACCTAGTGTCTTGTCAAAGTACCAATACTGCATGTTAGCCCTGCTAACGCTTGGGGAACGACGTGAAGAGCTTATGGGACTGCAATTCAGTTCTTTTAAGTTCTCACAATGGAATGACGAAGAAGTTTGCGCAATACAATTTAAGAAGGGGCGTACTAATGCAGAACCAGATGGTGGTGACTTAAAGAATAACTCAAGCTACCGCACAATATATGTACGTGGTGAAATGCTCAATATTTGTCATTACGCCATCAACTATAGTCAAAATATTTATTCAAAGACACATAGAAACATTAATGATGAAAGTTTTTTATTTGTAAATGAAAAGACAGGTATGCCAATGGGAGTACAGCAAGCAAATAAGGTTTTAAATAAAGTGGGTGAAGCAGCTGGAATTCATATTACCCCTCACATATTCCGACATTACTTTGCTACCATGGCACTTACCAACGGACAAGTTGCAACTGATGTCATGCACTGGTTAGGCCACTCATCTTTGCAAATGACTCAAAGTTACACTCGGGAAAATGTTCGTGGTGCACTTAATGTCTTTAATGGCATGGCTCCTACTCTACTAGGAGATTCAGACGATGAACACCAAAGCTTGTGA